CTGGGACGGGTCGACACTGGCCTCCCACACCGCCAGCGCCACCATCTACGCCGCCCGCACCGCCACCGTCACCCGCGGGGCGCTGGGCACCACCGCCGCCACCCACGCCAACGGCGCCCCCATCGCGGTGCACCAGGTGCCGGACCTGATCCGCACCCTGACCATCGCCGAAGCCCTGTGCGACCTGCTGGGTGAGGAGGCCGGCTGGGCGCGGATGGTCGGCAGTGGCGACAACGCCCGCCCCGCCCCCGGCGGCGGCATCCGTGACCTGCGCGCCCAGGCCGCGTCCCGGTACGCCCGGCAAGCCCGGCAGCGTGCCGTATGACGACCACCACCATCCGCGTGTCCGGCCCGGTCTTCGACCGGACAGCCGACCACGACGCTGAGGCGTTCTGCCACGACCTCGCCGATCAGGTTTCCCGACAGGCGTACGCCGAAGTGATGACCAACCTCGACACCTCGATCCGCCACCCAACCCCGTACTACGAGACACAGATCAACATCCGGAACGAGGCACCGGGCACGAAGGTCGTCAACGACGCCGGGGTCGTGTACGGGCCGTGGTTGGAGGGCGTCGGCTCCCGCAACTTCCCGGTCACCCGGTTCAAGGGGTACGCCGCCTTCCGGCGTGCGGTGCAGGCCACCGAGGCCGAGGTGCCGCGGCTGGCCGAGCACACCATCCGGCCCTACGTCGAACGCATGAACGGGGTGACCTGATGGCGTTCGACCCGACCCTGTTCCCGGCGCTGATGGACGCCCTCGTGTCGCACGCCGCCTCCTCCGGCTACTTCGACCGGGTCAACGCGCACGAGCCGAAGAACAAACCAGGCAACGGCGTCACCTGCTCGGTGCTGATCGGCCCGCTCGCCCCGTCCCGCGCGTCGGGCCTCGCGACGACGTCGATGGTGTTCACGGCCACCGTGCGTGTGCAGATCCCCGCCGACCGGCTACCGCTCGACCGGCTCGACACCGACCTGATGACCGCCGCCGGGGTTCTGTTCGCTGCCTACCTGGCCGACTTCACCCTCGACGGATTGGTGCGCAACGTCGATGTGTTCGGTGCGGCCGGCACACCGCTGTCGTGCCGCCCCGGCTACCTCACCCACGACCAGCAGGCGTTCCGGGTCGTCGACATTTTCGTCCCGCTCGTCATCAACGACGTTTTCGACCAGACCCCATAGGAGTGTGAATCGTGGCAAAACAGTCCGGCATGGGGATGCAGTGCTACGTGGACGGGTTCAAGATCTCCAACGACGTCGGGTCGATCCAACGCGTCGGCGGCGGCCCCGCCCTGCTCGTCACCACCGGCATCGACAAGCTGGCGTACGAGCGGATCGGCGGCAAACGGGACGGGGAGATCGCGTTCACCGCGTTCCACAACACCGCCGCCGGTGGCGAGCACGGCGTCCTGTCGACGCTGCCGCTGGTCGACCGGCAGGTCCTGGTCGAGGTCGCCACACCGATCGGCTCCGACGCGGCGGCGATCATCGCCAAGCAGGTCAACTACGACCCGACCCGCGGCGACGACGGCAGCTTGACGGAGGTCATCTCCACCGTCGGCAACAGCTTCGGGTTGGAGTGGGGGAACCTGGTCACCGCCGACGCCCGTAACGACACCACCGCCACCACCCCGGCGACCGGGGCGGATTTGAACGCCTACGGCGGCGCTAGCACCGTGTTCGGCTGGCAGGCGTACCTCGTGGTGTCCGCGTTCACCGGTACGTCGGTGACGTGCACCCTGTCCGACTCCGCCGACAACTCGTCGTTCGTGAACCTGACCGGCGGCGGGTTCACCGCCGCCACGGCGGTCGGCACCCAGCGGTTGGCCGGCGCCAACAACGCCACCGTCCGCCGCTACGTGAGGGTCTCCACGACGGGCACATTCTCGTCGGCAACGTTCACCGTCATGTTTGTCCGGAATATCTCGCTGGTGGCGTTCTAGATGGTCAACCGGTTCGAGCCCCAACTCCCCGCGGCGGCGATGAAAACCTACGAGCTGCGTTCGCCGTTGGCGACGCACTGGCGGGACGCCACCTGCGCCGAGGTCGACTGCGCGCACTACCTCGGCGGCTGGCAGGTCCGGGTGGAGGGTTTGCCGCCGGAGCTGCTGCACACCGCCCGCACCTCGGGCCGCCGGTTCCGCGAGCTCCGCGCGGCCGAGGGCGAGACGTATCTGGTGTTCGAGGCCGGGCAGCCGTGCTTTCGGGCCAGCGCGCACCGGCTGCCGCTCGACCGGCCCGAGTTCTACTTCGTGCGCGGCGGTGACTGGCGCGGAAACCCGCGCCGTGAGGGACGCCAGCACGCCAACGCCGCCGACTGGGTCGACGACTTCGCCAACCACCAGGACAAACTCGCAACCGAAGCACAGAAAGGATAGGAGGATTTTGACCACAGTAGACAAGGCATCCAATACAATTGGACTATGCCCACAGACTACAGACGTTGCACCAAGTGCGCCGTCGTCAAGCCCCTGTCCGAATTCTCCAAAGCCCCCCGCGGACTCTACGGCGTCAAGGCCAACTGCAAGGCCTGCGACGCCGCCCGCAATGCGGCCCTGGTCGCGGCAAACCCACCACCCGTACGGACCGAAGACGAGAAGCGCGAGGCGTACACCAAGTATCAGCACGACGACAAGACGTGCACCAAATGCGGCGTCACCAAACCGCGCGCGGGCTTCGGCAAGGCACGGGAAGGCAAGTACGGGGCAGTCCTCAAGTCCATCTGCAAGCGATGCCAGTCTGATCAGGCAATGCAGTGGTACCGCGACAACCCGGGTCGCACCGAGGCGAATAAGCGCAAGTTCAATCTACAGAAGTTCTATGGGCTCACTATCGCGCAATACAACGCCATGGAACGGGAGCAGGCCGGCGTCTGTGCCATCTGTAGAAAGGGTGAGCCGAACGCGCACGGTCGCACCGGAAGGCAGTTCCGTCTCTCTGTCGACCACTGCCACGACACCGGTGTTGTCCGGGGGCTTCTCTGTCAAAAATGCAATCGTGCCGTCGGGCTACTGGGCGACGATCCGATCATCATGCGTAGAGCCATCAGCTACCTGCTCCGGAGTCAGAAAGGAGCAGTTCATCAAGGAGGGCAGTAGCTATTAGTAAAGCCAGCGGATTGGGTTGGACCACGCTTTCTCTGGATGATTCCGGGGGGACTCCAGTGGTGATCAAAAACGATGTGACCAACCTGTCGTTCAGTACCCCGCGTGGGGTTCAGGACGTGACCGGTGTCGACAAGTCGGCGATTGAGCGGCTGCTGCTGCTGGCCGACTTCTCCGGCACCCTCAACGGCGTGTTCAACTCCGCCGTGTCGCACACCGCCCTGCGGACCGTGCCGTCCACCAGCGTGAACCGGACGCTGACACTGGTCGTCAACGCAGCCACGCTGCCCAACGAGGTCATCGTCACCGACTACGCCCTGACCCGGGCCGCGTCCGGCGAACTCACCTGGTCCGCGCCGTTCAGCCTTTCCGATGGCACTGTCCCGGTTTGGTCATGATCAATAACGATGGTGGCGCCCAGGTCCCGCAGCCGGAGGAGGCCGGGGTCCAGGTCAACGTCGGCTACGCCGTCGCCCTCGGCCCGGACGGACAACCCTGGGCGCAGCTGCAGATCATGCTCGGCCTCACCCAGTACGTCATGGTCATCCCGGAACGGACCGCGCGGGAGCTCGCCGAGCTCATCCCCCGGCAGCTGGTCGCGGCGGCGGACGAGGTGCGGCGGGCCCGGTCGGGGCTGATCGTGCCGTCGACCAACGGCGGCCCGGTGCAGATGACGCAGGACCAGCTACGCAATCTGGTGGGTGGCTGATGGCCGGCTACCGGCGTCCGCCGCTGCTGCTCGTCTTCGACGGCGAGCAGTACGAGGGCCTGGAGGTCCGCTGCCGGCGGCCGACGATCGGCGACATCCTCGACCTGGCGCGGCTGCGCACGGTCACGGCCGACGCGACCGAGGCCGCTGTGATGGCCAAGGTCGACGGGCTGATGGCCCGGATGGCGTCGCTGATCACCGCATGGAACCTGGTCGGCGAGGATGACGAGCCGGTTCCGGTGACGGCGGAGACGGTCGCCGGGCAGGACTACGAGTTCGTCCTGGCCATCGCCGGGGCGATCGGGGCCGGTGGCGCCGGGGTGGCGCCCCCTTTGCCTCAGCCGTCGGAAGGTGGCGTGCCGTCCCTGGAGGCGTCGATTCCGATGGAGACGTTGTCACCGAGCCTGCCGAACTAGCGGAGGCCCGGCTGGTGCTCGGGCTGTGTAGGCAGTTCCGCTGCCTGCCGTCGGCGTTGCTGGCCGAGGACGCGGAGTTGTTGCGGTACCTGAAGTTGGAAGCCCTGTACGCGCCGGAGGAGGTGAACGATCTTGAATGAGGTCAAGATCGTTGTCACCGTCGACGGCCCCGTGGGCGACGGCTTCGAGAAGGCCCGTACCAAGTCGAAGACGTTCGGCGACGGGGTCAAGCAGGATCTCGACAAGGCCGGCAAGGCGTCGTCCGACTTCGACCGGCTGGTCACCCGCAACCTGAAAGACGGGGAGACCGCGTTCCAGTCGGCCGGCCGCTCCGCGGAGGAGCTGCGGGGCAAGGTCGACAAGCTGCGGCAGGACTTCAAGTCGACCGGCAACCAGGGGATCTTCGGTGACCTGACCGCCGCCGAGGGCGACCTGCGCAAGCTTGAGGGTTTCATGTCGGCGATGGAGCCCGAGTTCAGGGCCCGTGGCCGCAAGCTCGGCAAGGCCACCGGTGACGGGATGCTGGAAGGGATTCCGCTCGGCATCGGCAAGGGTGCGATGGCGCTCGGTGGCCTGTTCGTCAAGTTGGTTGACAAGATCGCGCCGGATGTGGCGGCGGAGGCGGCGAAGCTCGGCGAGAAGGCCGGCAAGGCAATGGCCGACGGGTTGGCGTCGGCGGGGGACGCGGTCGCGCAGGACGCGCCGCTGCTGTTCTCCCCGGAGGGTGCGGCCGGTGCGGCGATCCTGGCGGTGGTCGGCGGGGCGCTCGCGCCCGCGCTGGGCGCGGCGGTGGGTGCCGCGGTCACGTTCGCCCTGGGTGCGGGCATGGTCGGCGCCGCCGCGTTCCTGCTGCGCGACGAGCCGGCGATCCGCGCCGCCGGGCACCGGCTGAAAGAGGATCTGCTCGGCGACCTCACCTCGGGCGCCTCGGTGTTGGCCGGGCCGCTGGAGAAGGCGATCAACATCCTCGACTCGATCACCAACAAGATCGACTTCGGGAGGATGTTCGCCGGTCTCGCCCCGGCCCTGGCCCCGTTGGCGCATGCCCTCGGCTCGATCCTGTACTCACTCACCCAGGGCCTCGGCAACGTCGGCAACACGTTCGGCAAGATCTTCTCCGACCCGTCGATGGAACACACCCTCCAAGGACTCGGCACCGACCTTCAGGCGCTCTTCGACACCGCCGCACGCCACGGCCCGGAGATCGAGGTCACCCTAAAGGTCATCTTCGGCCTGATCGAGGAGATCATCGGCGCGGTCAACATGCTGATCAACGTCGGCGCTTTCTTCGCGACCCCGTTGACCTGGTTCGACAAGGGCACCGGCGGCGCGGAGCGGTTCGCGGCCGCGGCGACCGACGCCGCCCTGGCACTGCACGGCGCGGCCAGCGCCGCGAGCGTGGCCGCACCGACCATCCAGGACCTCATGTCGCAGCTGTCGGCCACAACGGAAACCTTCGACACGCTCGCCGGGGCGGCCACAGACAAACTCATGGCCGGGCTCCTCGGGCTCGACATGGCGACGAACAACTTCAACAAAAGCCTGGTCACGCTGGGGGACACGCTTGTCGCGAACGGCGGCCACCTGTCGGCCCACGTCGCCGCACTCAAGAAGTCGGAGACCGGGGCGCAGCAGAACAAAGACGCCGTCCTCGCCGTGGTACAAGCAAACCTCCAAGTCTACGACTCGATGATTTCGGTGGGCATCAGCGCGAAGGATGCCGCCGCGAAATACGACGCGAACACCAAGGCTCTGGAGGACCAGCTCCGCGCCGCCGGCTACACCACCAAGCAGATCCATGCCCTGGTCGGCCAATATGAGGGTGTCCCCGGCAAGGTGAATAGCGTCCTCGCTATTCAGGGGTTGACGACGGCGATCGACCATCTGACCACCCTCCTCGCATTGATCAACGGTATTCCGCGTGATGTTTATGTCACGACGCATGTGTCGACCCGGCAGATCACCGACAAGCGGAACAGTGCGCACCACGCCGCCGGTGGTATCGCGGCCGGTTTGACGTGGGTCGGTGAGCAGGGCGCCGAGCTGGTCCGTCTACCGCAGGGGTCGATGGTGTACCCGCACGGCCAGTCGGTGGGCATGGCGTCGTCGATGGCGGGCAGTTCCGGCCCGTCGCAGTTGACGATGACGATCGCCCCGGGTGCGGCGGGTGGCCTTACCGCGCTGATCACCAACCTGTTCCGGACCGGGCAGATCCGGCTGACGGTGCGCGACTCGACCGGCAAGACGCAGGCCGTCTCCGTTGCCGGCGGCTGACACGAGGAGAGAGACAGAACATGGGTGCTCACCGGTATACCTGCTGGAATGCGGCGATGGCGACCACGGCGGCACTGGCCGCCGTGTCGACCGGCACCACCATCAAGACGATGTTGCAGATCGCGACGCCATCCACAAGGCAGATCACGCTGATCTCATGGGGGTTCACGTTCTCCGAGCCGGCCGGCGCGGTCGGCACCATCGAGTTGATCGAGACCGATGTGGCTGCCACGGTGACCGCGCATGTGGCCGCCGGGGTGCAACCGATCACCCCCGGTGCACCGGCCAGCCTGATGACGCTCGGCACTGCGGCGACCGGCTTCACCGCCAGCGCCGAGGGGTCGATCACAACCACCCGGTCGTTCCCGGGCGGAACATTCCGGTTGCCGACGACGGCGACCGGGTCGCCGATGCAGTTCCCCTACCAGTGGATGCCGGATGAGCGGCCGGTGGTAGCGGTGTCCAAGTTCCTGCGGGTGCGGGCGACCACGCCGACCAGCGGAATCAACCTGCTGACGTGGATCACCTGGGAAGAGTAGACAACCGTCAATGCCGGCGAGCAGGGTTGCCCCACAGGTAACGGCGTGGCGGGCGGGTCATCGTGGCCTGCCCGGCACGCCGGCGGGCGGCTACCCCACGGCCGGCGGTGTCCCGTTCCTCGACCAGTTCGTTCCCGGCTACAGCTTCGGCGCCCGGATCTACCCCGGCGCCGACACCACCACCGACCCCACGACCTGGACCCCGGTCGACATCTCCGCCCACATCCTGCAACCCGGCGACGGCAGCATGCCGGCGATCAGCATCGGCCGGGCCCGGCTGGGTGAGCAGCAGCAGACCCCACCCGCGTCGTGTGTGCTGGTGCTGCGCAACGACCCGGCGAAAGGTAACGGCGCGTACACGCCTCGGCGGGCGACGTCACCCTATTGGCCGTACATGCGGGCCGGGCTGCCGGTTGACGTGTTCATCGCCACCGCGCTGGCCACCTACGTCCGGTTCGCCGGCCGGGTCGAGTCGTTGGAGCCGGGCTGGGACGAGACCGGCAACTACGCCGTGGTGATGGTGACCGCGTACGGGGTGCTGTACGACATCGAACAGGGATCCACTCCGCTACGGTCGTCCTCCTATCGGGCCATCTCCGGCGCACCCCACCTGCTCAATTACTGGTCGCTGGAGGACGGCAGCCAGGCGGTACAGGCAGTCAACGATGTCGCCGGCCAGCCCTCACTCGTTGTCGCCGGGGCGGTGTCTTTTGGAACGGTTGCCGCCGGCGGCACCGCCTCGGCGGTGGACCTGGATGGCGGTGGCACCCTGTCCGCGTCGGTCCGCAACGGTGTCTCCGGCACCCAATGGGCGGTCTCCGGCACTGTCATCATCGGCGATACTGGCCCGACATCGGATGCGGCAGCCATCGCCCCCGTCCTGTACCTGACGACCACCAACGGAACAATGCTCGTCTCGGCGTCATGCGACCCTGCAACGAACCCGGACCGGAGCTTCATGCGGCTGTGGTTCACCGACTACGCAACCCTTACGACAGCGACCTACGGCGCCCCGATCCCCCTCGTCGGCGGGGTGGGCAGCGTCCACACCTTCACCGTCTATCAGGCGATCCTGTTCGCCAGCTTCTATTCGCCGGGTATTATCCTCGACGGCGTTGACCAGGGAGAGCTCGCGGCTTACACCGGGGATCCGGGGCGTCTTCGTGCCGTGACCGTGGGGGCCACGGCGGCGCAGATCGCCACACAACTGGGTGCGGGTCCGTTCGACTCGACGAACGTCGCCGTCTGCCACGTCGCCCACTTCAACGGCTATACGGCGGCGGGTGATGTCGACTACACCGCCGCCCGTACCGGCCACACCGGCGAAACCCCGTCCGCCCGGCTGGCCCGCATCAGCGCGGAGGAGCACATCCCGTTCGCGCTGCCCGCCGGCCCGTCCGACCCCACCCGCACCATGGGCGCGCAGCAGGTCGACACGCTGGCCAACATCGCCCGCGACTGCGAAACCGTCGAGGGCGGCGTCCTGGAGGACGGCGTCAACTTCGGCTGGCAGCTGTGGACGGTCGAGTCCCGCTACAACCAGACCCCGGCGTTCGCGCCGGCGCTGACCCAGCTCGCCCCGCCGCTGCTGCCGGTGGAGAACACGCTGCGGATCCGTAACGATGTGACCGCCGCCCAGCCGGCCGGTACATCGGCCCGCTACAGCCAGCCCGCCGGGCAGCCCTACGCCGTGTCCGGGCCCGGCGGCCTCGGCGGCCGGTCGTACCCGGTCACCATGAACGTCAACAGCCCGGACCTGTTGCTGCACCGCGCCGCGTGGCTGGTGCACCTCGGCACCGTTGACGCGGACCGGTACGCCCCGCTCGCCGTCAACCTCGCCGCCCGCACCGGGCTGATCCCCGCCTGGCTGGCGCTCGGCAACGGTGACCGGTGGACCACCACCTCCACCTACCCGACCGGGGGCACCGGCCCCGACGTCCTGGTCGAAGGCTGGACCGAAGGCCTCGGCCGCGTGTGCTACACGATCGCCGCGAACACCGCCCCCGCCGACCCGTGGAACGTGCTCGTCGTCGACGACCCGGTGTACGGCCGGATCGGCTCCGACTCGACGACCCTGGCCGCGGCGGTGGCCGCGGGGGTGACCGGCGCCGTGTCGGTCAACGTCGGCACCGCGCTGTGGTCCACCGCGGCCGGCGACTACCCGCTCGATTTCAACATCTCCGGGGAGCGGGTCACCGTGTCCGCCGTGTCCGGGGCCGTGTCGCCGCAGACGTTCACGGTCTCGGCCAGGGCGGTCAACGGTGTGTCGAAAGACCTGGCCGCAGGGGCGAAGGTCGACCTGTGGCTGCCGCTGGTGATCGGCCCCTAGCCCTGCTGGCCCGGCGTGGACAGGTGTTCTACGCTGGCACCAGCCCCGACATATGCGTGACCACTAATATGGATCTTCGACCGGGAGAAGGAGGCCACGGTGGGCGTCTACACCTCCACCCCCGTACAACTCCTGTCCGGCAACGAAGCCAACGGCACCTGGGCCGCCGACTGGTACAACATCGTCAAAGCCGTCACCGACCCCTACACCTCGTATGTGCCGGCGGTCACCGGCGGCGGCTTCTCCCTCGGCAACGGCTCCACGTCCGGCGGATACCGGCAGATCGGCAAGGCCATCGACGGATGGTTCGTCGTCATCGGCGGTACCACCACCGCCTGGGGTACCGGGTTCTCGATCAGCCTGCCGGTCAACTCCAACCTGGGTACCGGCGCGGCGATAGGTGTCATCCAGGCCGCGCTCAACAGCGGCGCCGCCAGATTCGGCGGCTGGCTGTGGCAGAACTCGACGGCGTCGGTGGCCTCTGCGCGGGAAGACTCGACCCGCTGGTCGGCGACGGTGCCGATCACCTTCGCCTCCGGCTCCGAGTTGCGCGGCTGGTTCCACTACGAGGCGGCGTGATGACGATCTTCTTTCCGGACCTGAGCCACTACGTGTCCGGCGTGCCGCTGACCGGTGTTGTCGCGCTGATCACCAAGGCGACCCAGGGCACCAGCTACGTCGACCCGACCTACGCCGACTACCGCGACAAGGCGCATGTGCTGGGGATCCCGTTCGCCGGCTACCACTACGTGACCACCGACGACCCAACCGAGCAGGCCCGCCATGCGTTCGCCATCATCGGCCGCGACGTCCCGGCGATGTGGGATGTGGAGGCCGGCTCCGGCTCCATCGCCAACCTGCTCGCCGTCCACGACGCATACACCACGCTCGGCGGCCGGGCCACCCTCGCCTACGTGCCGCAATGGTACTGGGGGCAGATCGGGCGTCCGGACCTGCGACCGCTCACGGCACGCGGCCTGGCGCTGATCTCGTCGGCCTACACCGCCTACTCCGACGCCGGGATCGGCTGGAAGCCTTACGGCGGGATCACACCCGACATCTGGCAGTACACCAGCAGCGGGCCGCTCAACGGTCACCGGGTGGACATGAACGCATTCCGCGGCACCGTCGCGGAGCTTCGCAAGCTATTCGTCGGCGGCACGTCCGCCGGAGACGTAGGAGTGGACATGCCACTGACCCAGGCCGACGCCGATCTTGTTGCGGCGACCCTCAAGCGGATGCGCGTCGACGACGCCGGGCCGCCGCCCACCGACCCGACAGCGCCGGTCACCCTGGGCGTCGCCATACGTGGGTCCTACTTCCGCGACGGGTACGTCGCCAACACAGCGGTCCCCGCCATCGAGGCGGCCGAAACCGATGAGGCGGCGGCGCTCGAACGGCTACACGCCGAGTTGGCGAGCCTGCCCGCCGCCGTGGTTGCCGCACTGCCGGAACCCGGTCCGGGCGGTCTGACCGTCGCCGACGTGCAGGCCGCCGCCGCGGCCGCCGTCACCGACGTGATCTCCCGCACCACCGCCGCTCTGACCGTCGCACCATCCCCGGAGTCCTGATCTTCACGAACTGGCTCCGTCCCGAGACCCCGGGCCGGGCAGAGAGGTGCAGTGGTGGGTGACCGCTTCGAGGGTCTACACGGTCGCCCGGGACACCCTGTGCCTGCTGGTCGGGTTGGGTGGCCTGATCTTCCAGCAGATCACCGGCCGCACGAACACCGAGTTGATCGCCGCGTGGCTCATGCTGCTCGGGTTCGCGGTGCCGGGAGTCACCGCGCTGCGGCATCTGGCCCGAGCTGGCAGGACCGAAACCCCGCCTACAGCCGAGCCGTCCTCATCGTCGTCTGCGCCCTCATCACCCTCGCCGTGATCCTGTGGCCGTGAGCGGGGGGTGACCGGTGGTCAAGGAGCAACAGCGCGCGCCGCGCGCGCCGATGCCGATGTGGGTTTGGTACTGCCTGGCGGTCGTGCTCGTGGCCAACTTCGGCCTGGCGTTGGGCGGGTTCCTGTGGACCAGTCACGCCATCCAGGTCGAGCACCGGGCCCAGTGTCGCGTGTACACGCCCGTGGATGCCGCGTACAGGAAGGTGCCACCGACGACCCCGGCGGGCCGAGCGTTCGCCGCGGTCATTCACGGGGTCGTCACCGACCTCGGATGTGAGGAGTCGCAATGAACGTTTGGCGTGCCGTGCTCTACGTGGCGGCCGTGGTCCTGCTCGTGCTCGCCGCGCTCGGTGTGGCACCACCGCGTGTGTCCCTCGCATTGCTGGGCGCCGCGTGCGCACTGCTCGCGTTCGCGTTGCCGGCCATCGCCGTAGGAGGCTGAGTCCGTGGAGCAGACCTTCGCCAACCCGGACGGGTCGTCGACGACGGTGATCGTTGGCTGGAACCCGCCGCCACCTATGCCGCCGATGCTCGTCGGCTCCAACCGCAAGCCCGTCGACCTGATCCGCTACCCGGACTGGGCGTACCTGCGGGTGTTCGGCGCGACCGGCCGGGGCATTCCGTCGATAGCGTCGCTACCCAGGCAGATCACCCCGCACGTGTCGTTCAAGGACGCGCCGACAGTGGCGCTGCTCGACCCGTGGCTCGCCGCGCTGGACCGCGACGTGTACCTGACGTGGCACCACGAGCCGGAGGGCGACCTGTCGCCGGCCGACTACCAGGCCGGCTGGCACCAGCTCGGCGCGATCGTCGGCGAGTCCTCGCCGCATGTGACCCTCGTCGAGGTGTTCACCCTCTACGCGCAGACGCACGGCAAGACACCGTGGGACCAGCTGTGGTCCGGCCAGGCCCAGGCAATCGGCTTCGACTGCTACAACACCGTCGTCGCGAAGACCGGCTACCCGGACCCCGAGGCGTTCTTCGCGCCGCTGACCGACGCGGCCGCCTCGCTCGCTGTGCCGCTGCTCGTGCCCGAGCTCGGCACCCGCATCGCGGTCGACGACAGCGCCGGGTACGGCGCGGCCGGCTGGTACCGCGACTGCGCGGCGTACCTGCTGCGCCGGCGTGACTGCCGGGCGGTCGCCGTGTGGGACCAGATGGGCGCCAACAGCGTCGACTGGACCCTGACCGGTAAGCCGCTCACTGCCTGGCAGAACGTGGTGGCCGGCCGGTGAACGAGTTGCTGGCCGAGGTGCTGGTGCTACCGGCCGGCACCGTCAAGGAAATCATCCGCCGCCTCGCGCGCATCGAACGTGCGCTGGGCATCGTCATCGAGAAAGAGGATCAGATCATGACCGACCAGGAACACCTCGACGCCGACGTGGCCGCCGTGGAGGCGGTCGTCACCGACCTGGCCACCGCGACGGTCAACATCCAGGCGGAGCTCGACGCGCTCAAGACGGCGCACCCGGCCGTGGACTTCACGGGCCTGGACGCGGCGGTCGCCAGCCTGGCGGGCGCGCAGGCCGGTGTCGACGCGCTCGAAACCCCGCCCGCGGCCGAGTCGGCGCCTGCGGAGTAGAACCGCCTGCGCGCCCGCTGTACGGGCCGCACACGCGAGAGCGCCCCCACCCGAGCCATCCGGGTGGGGGCGCTCTGCCATGCCTGTGCGGCGTTCAGGCGGCGCGTGCGGCCTTGCGCGCGGCGGCGAGCATCTGCCCCACCCGCGCCCGCGTCAGGCCCACGATGTACGCGATCCGCGTCGGGCGGATACCGGCCGCCCGCATCCGCGCCAGCGCCTCGGCGCGGCGGGCCTGCGCATGCGCGAGCGCGGCCTCGCGCCACTCCATCTCGCGTGTCCAGGCGAGGTAGTCGTCAAGGGGGCCTTGCCAGTCCACGGTCCCTCCTCGGGCGTGAAGGAGGGCCGCCCGGTTCGGCGGCCCTCACGGGCGGGTCAGCGGCGTGCGGCCCACAGGATGGCGCCGATCGCCTGCTGCAACGCCTCCAACTGGACAACATCGAGCGCCGCGGTGATCGTGTCGGTGATCTCGTCGCCGTCGCCGTCCTCCCCGGGCGCCTCGATGTAGATCTCGAAGCTGCCGTCGCTGAGGCGGGTCACGTCCACGCGAACGTCGTCGTCAACGGCGGTGATGCACTGGTGGGTCGTGCTCATCGGGTTCTCCTTCGGTGCGGTGTTGGTTGGCTGATCTGCCACGGCCCGCGCCCCCGTTGCCGGGGGCGGGACCGAAGCGGGTCAGCCGGCGTAGTTGCCGTTCTGGTCGACCGGGACCCCGAAGCTCTCGATCCACGAGCGCTTGACGGCGGGGCCGTTGGTGAGGGTCAGCGCGTGCTCGGCGCCGCGCTTGCTCATCCCCATCGGGTCGCTGCCGGCGAAGCAGTAGGTGCGCACGTCGCCGTCGTTGCTGACGACGCCCTCGACCATCACGCGGTAGCGGGTGACGGTGCCGGCGGCCGAGCGGGTGATCTGGGTGCTGTTCATCTCGGGCTCCTTCGTTGCGGGTTGGTCCCACCAGCATGGCCCCTCATGAGCCCCCCCGCAAGGGGTCCCATGAGGGGGAAGTTTGCCCAGGGTGAAGGAGGGATCGTGCGTGCGCCCGTGAGGCAACGATGGCCGGAATGGCGCCGGGGTGCCGGTTCGGCGTTCCGGATTGCCCGATTCGTGCCGTCCGGTTTAGGCGGATCTCACGCCTCGTGGCGATCTTGGTGTCCGGTTTGCTCCACGGTTTGTAAGACTGTCGCCAAGCCGACAGCAGAGATGCCCGGTTTAACCCACCTCGGAATTGCCGTCTCGGCGAATTGACTGGACGGCCCCTATTGCGTTGACCGAAAGGACTATGCCGATCCCGGGCCGAGCGGAGGATGGATCCTCTACGCAGAGTGAACTCGGGAGGTCCCTCGCGGGCGCCCACGCGTAGGGTGTACCCTGCGGGCATGAGCGGCTACGACACGAGCGCGATTGACCGCGACGGTGCGCGGCGCAAGAAACTTCGCGCGGAACTCGCGCAGGTGGAGGCGCGCCTGAAGAAGGCCATCCCGCCCGCGCGTGGGGCGGGGGTGACCGAGGCGTACGTCATGGGCGCGACCGGGTACGCCGGGTCGATGGTTCAGAAGTTGGTCAAGCGCGCGAAGGCAGGGGAGGCGAAGTGATCAGCGACGTGCCCTGGTGGGCCGCCGTGCTCCTCGTAGCCTGCCCGGTTGCGTTCGTGGTGGCGCTGTTCGCCCCGCTCCTACGGCGGCGGCCCTAGCCGAGCGGCCCCGGGGTCATTCCGCACAGGCGTGCGACGCACCCAAGGTCAAGCGCGAGGACGCCCCGCCGGATCAACCGGCCGGTTTACTGGCGACACCATCCGCACGCCGTATAGCGGCACACCCGCGTCGGTCCAGCCGACCACGTGACGGTGCCGACGGCACAGGGTGTGCGGCTGGGTGGCGCGCCTGCCGCAGCGGCAGCGGCGCCGGGTGGTGCCGGGCTGGGTGAGCGTGATCGCGACCCAGGCACCCAGGAGGGCGAGGAGCAGGACCGCGGTGATGGTCATGTCACCAACGGTAGCGGAGTGGTGCACGTCGATACCTCACCCGATCGGGTGGGCCGCGGCGGCCCGGCGATCAGACCGGCCCAGAGCTGGACCAGGTTGAGGATCATCCAGCCGATGAGGACGTAGACGCCCATCAGGTTTCTCCTTGTGGGTGGGCCGCACGGCCCGGCCGCAACCTGCGGCTGGGCGTGCGATCCTTGCGTCAAGCGGCGTCCGACAGGGGGCTGCGGAGGACGGGCAGCGTGGCGATGGCATTGCGGCGCTGCCCGTCTGTGACGTACAGGTACCCAGCCGTGGTGGTCAGGCTGGAGTGGCGCATCAACTCCTGCACGGTGCGGATGTCCGTCCCGCCGCGCAGCAGCATCGTGGCGAACCAGTGCCGCAGCATGTGCAGGTGCAGGCCGGGTAGCCCGATCCGGTCGAAGTGCCGCCTTGCGAGCACCGGCAGCGACCGGACCGGCAGGCCGTCGTAGCCGGGCAGCAGCGGCCCGGGCGGCAACGGCCCGACCCGTGCCCAGATTTCCGGGTGCACGGGCAGGACCTTCGTCTTGCCACCCTTGCCGCGCACCCGCAGCTCCGTCTCGGTGACGTCCTCCCGCGCCAGGCCGGCCGCCTCGCTGGCGCGTAGGCCGCAGTAGGCGCACAGGACGATGCAGCGCTGCCACCACGCGGACGACCGTGCGAGTGCCACCGCGACCTGTTCATCGGTGGCCGGGTGCGGGTCGGCATCGGGGTGGCGGGGGCGGCGCAGGTCGGCCATCGGGTTCCAGTCGAGCGCCGGGTCTCGGCCGCCGGTGGCCCACCGGTAGAACGCCCGCAGGTGCCGGTCGAACGTGACCCGGGTCCAGGCGGCCCAGCCGTCGCGGGCCAGCCAGGTGGCGAGCTCGTCGGTGGTGGCGTGGTCGATGCCCTCCGGGAGCTCCCGGTCGACCTGGGCGAGCAGGCGTGCGCGTTCGGCGACGGTGCGGGGGGCCAGGCCCTCGGCTCTGATGTGCCGCAGATGTGCGGCTAGTAAGGTACTCATGATGCACAGTGGCTTACCGGGCGCAGCTTGCGAAATCGGGCATCCGCCCCATCGGGGGACACCGACCGTGTGATCTGCATCATGCAGCCGGTTGGACGAGGATGATCGGCCGCCGCTTTTCGGGTGGGTAGGGCCGGGGCCGTGTGGCTGACGTACGGGCGTTCGAGGCGCGGCCCGGCGGCCGGGAAACCCCTGCTACAGCGAGGTCGGCGTGGAGTCCGTGGCGGTCACGCCGGCGGCTCGTACGCTCTCGTATGGTAGCCGTCCCGGTGGCGGTGAGCAGGTCAGCAGGCGAAACGTCGAGGGCTTCAGCGATTCGCTGAAGGTCGTTGAGGTCGATCGCCTGTCGGCCGTTGAGGCGGACGCTGACCCATTGGTCGTTCTCGCCGATCTCGCGGGCGAGTTGGGACTGCCTGATCCTGCGGCGTGCCATCAGTGCCCGGATTTCCTCTGCCACCTGGGCGGAGAGCGTTGCGCCTGGCCTAACGTCAATGCTCATAGCGCAAGTTTGATGCGCCCAGCGACTCACGTCAACCGTTCGGCGGATCCTTGACGTGAGGTCTTGCAGTCTCAGCTATGGCCTGAAACACTCAGGTCATGATGCACACGCTCGCCGACACCATCACCCGCGAGATCAGGGCTGAGATGGGCCGCCAGCGGCTGACCCAGCGCGAGATCGCCGAGCAACTCGGCATCTCGCGGACGCAGATCTCCCGGCGCTTCGCCGGGCTGATCGAGTTCAAGCCGAGCGAGCTGGAGAAGATCGCCGACTACCTCGGTGTGCCGGTGACCCAGTTCGTCGGCGCCGAGCCGGCCACGGCGAGCGCGGCATGAGCGAGGAATCCAGCGCCGCATGGGCGGAGAACGTCGGGTGCTTTGGGCTCGCGCTCGTCGCCGCCGCGTTCGTCCTAGCGCTGGTGTGGCTGTGCCTGGGAGCGCCGCGATGATCCGCCGTCGTGCCCCGCTGCGGCCGTCCGACCAGCCGCCACCCGGCACCATCCCACCCGACAAGGGCCGCCCCGGCGACAACCGCGGACCGAAAGACACCCGCCCGCCGACCAAAAGCGGGCCACCACCACCGAAGAAGTAGATCTTCCGGCCTGCCTGGTCAGGGGTGGCGGGCGGCCGGAACAGCCGGTCGGCGGCACTCCGTACCCCACTTCCCCGGGGGGCGGAGGCGTTCGCGGCGCAGCCGCCGACCGGCACCCCGCAGCAACCTCCGGCCGCCACGCCGGTGACGTGAACCCCGTGGCGGCCGGAGGAAACCACAGACGAAGAGAGGACCCCAGCGGTAGAGGCGCCGGGGTCCACGCGACGAAAGGGAGATACCCCATGACGTCCACCACCAGCCTACCGGCCACGGCCCCCGTGGTCGAACCGGCGCGGATCAGCGTCGCGAAGGCGACCGCCCTGATCCTCGGCGCCCACCTGCACGACGGCCTTCCGTACCCGTACGGGATCGGCCAGAACGGCGGCGACAGTGACCTGCTGTGCCTCCAGTTCCAGACGCACGCCGAGGTGCGGGCGTGGCACAAGTTTTTCGGTGTCAACCCATCCGAGCCGTCGATCAGCAAGGACGGGCAGCGGTCGATTCTGATCGACTACGGCCGCGACTGGAACGGCTGGACCGTCGGCCTGTACGGCTTCGAGCCGCTGGCCGACACGTGCGGAACGCCGGAGGAGTCGACGGCCACGGGCCCGACCCGCGAAGAAGACGACGCGGTCTGGGAGGCTGGCATCACCGAGTGGCAGGCCGAGCAGGGTTTCGCCGTCGCAGCAACCGCCCCGCACCCATTCGCGCCTGCGCCGGATGCGGCCTACCTCTGCGCCCGCTGTGGCTCTGACGAGCAGAGCCCAGCGCACGTGGATGCCCGGGTGGACGAGCTGGTGACGCTGCTCACCGCCGAATCCGCCGACGACCTGCCGGCCGCCGGTGATGCGTCGTGAGCGCCGTCACCGACGCGCAGGCCACCGCACTACTGGCCCCCGTCCACCGCTTCTACACCGCCTACACCCTCACCCAACGCACCGAGGCCGGGCAGCTGGCCGCGATGGCGCTGGACCTGGTCCGCGACTCCGGCATGACCGCCGCCGAAATCTGCGAGGCGGCACGCAGGTGGAAGGCCCTGGCCGGCTGGCCAACCGACCTGCGCGAATGCCACCCACCCCGCAACCCGAACTACGTGTGGGACGAGCAGGCGTCGTTCGCGGTCGACGCCCCGAACCGTGTACCACCCGAGGTGACGTGATGGGCCTGGTCAAGACCGCCGATGAGATCCTGCGCACCGTGCCAGGTCACCTGCGCACCACCCCAACCCCTGCCCCGCACCTGGTCACCGAACCGCCGGCCGAACCGGCGGCCAAGCCGGAGATCGAGGTGTTGCTCGAACGCGGTGAGGCCAGTACCACCGTCGCCACCCGCCGGTGTGCCGGCCGGCTGCGCACCACCATCGCCGAGCTGCGGGAGCGGCTCAAGGCCGAGGCCGAGCAGGAGCAGGTCGTGGCCCGGATCGCCGAACTGCGCAAGCAGCTCGACGACACGGAGGCGAAGCTGCGCCGGCTGCGCAGCGTCAAGACCGTCCAGCCGGGCCGCCCCACCGGTGTGGACACCCGCAAGGTCCGGGCCTGGGCGATCGACAACAACATCCGGTGCGCCCGGGCCGGGATGCTGCCCGCCACCGTGCTGGCCGCCTACCGGGCCGCACACGGCGGCACGTCATGACCCAGCGTGGTTTCCACCTCGGCTCCGCCCTCGACAGCCTGAAACCGCCGCGGGCCGGCGGCGCACCCGCGCCGACACCGTCACGCGAGCAGCGCCGGTTCCCGACCGGCTGCGGCACCGACCCCGGCTGGCATCGGCACCGCGCCCACGGCCAAGACCCGTGCGTGCCGTGCACCCAAGCCCACAACAACGCGCTCAAAGCATGGGCACAAGCCCGCACCGCCCGCGCCACCACCCCGGAGGACTGACATGCCCCAGCGGATCGAAACCCTCACCGACGCACACAAGGCGACGTTCGACGAGTGGACCCGCAAGTGGATCGCCGTCGGCCACCGCACCGGCTGCCTCGAGGCGGCCGAGTGGGAGACGGTCGGCCAGGCCGTCCTCGACGCCTACCGCTACTCCAAGTTGGACCGGCCCCGGCGGCTGATCCGGGTCGCGTCACCGCTGGCCGGTGCGGTCGCGGTCGGCACCGTGCTCGAGCTGATGGCCGGTGCCCCGGTTCCGGCCGGCGTGCGGGCCGGCGTGGGGGCCGGCGTGGGGGACGGCGTGGGGGACGGCGTGCGGGCCGGCGTGGGGGACGGCGTGCGGGCCGGCGTGCGGGACGGCGTGGGGGACGGCGTGGGGGACGGCGTGGGGGACGGCGTGTGGGACGGCGTGGGGGACGGCGTGCGGGCCGGCGTGCGGGCCGGCGTGTGGGCCGGCGTGCGGGACGGCGTGCGGGCCGGCGTGCGGGCCGGCGTGGGGGACGGCGTGGGGGACG